ACGTTGTCTATGCTTATGTAATTACCAACAGTTGTAGCACTAATACTATAAGTATAACTTTTATTTGTGGATTCATCTCTAACTTTTAATGTGCCACTACTTATATATTCTCTGGGTATTATTTTAATATTTTGTGAACTTGAACTCGTGGTTAATACTTTCATACTAATATATAAAGAAAAGTTTATTTTTTTGCATAAAAAAAGGGATGCTGTTGACATCCCCTCTTTTGAAATACACACTAAAAAATATTAGTTCGGTGCTATTTGAGATCCTGATACTGTGACTTGTGCAAAAGCTGTTGCATTCATAAATGGTGGTGGAAATTTTTCCATCGCCTGAAAGCTTAAAGTGAATCCTGAAAGGTCACCCATAGCTGCACCACTTACGATTGTACCCCCATTAACATCTGCTCCATTTTCCAAACCAACAACAAATCTATTACCATTGTAATCTTCTACAATTACCTGTGGTCTAGAATAAGCTAAAAGCTTTAATTCCTGATTAGTAGCTGCATCTAAGAAAGGTAATGTTAGATTTAAAACACTTTCGTAAAACGTAGTTCCATTTTCTCTACTAGAATTTACAGTTGTTTCTAAACTAGAATTTCCTTTTATATCAAACTTATATGCAGTTGGTGTTCCTGTTATGTTGTTAATTGTTCCATCAAAAGCTGATGCATCTGGTTCATTAGAGCCATCATCAGTAGCAGTTCCTAACCCACCATAATCAACAAAGTAAATATGTTTTAATCCACCTACTCCAGATTTGCAAGGTAGTCCTCTACCAGTTGTTAGTAAACACGCCATAGTTTATTATTTTTAAAATTATTAAATAAAGGAGGCTTTTACACCCCCTCTTATATTATGAATATAGTACTACTTCTGATCCAATGCCATACTGTACACCACTTGTAAATCTCATAATGATTCTCACATTTTGATCTCCAAGAGTTTCAGATGTGTCAATTAAGCGTACCTCTGAGTGATCTGATAAAAGACCAGTTCCGAAATATAGGTTGCTTTTTTGCGCACATACCATTTTGTTAGAAGCAAGTCCAGGTGCTACAAATAGATTCACACCATCAAAAGATAATGCTCCGTTGTTCCACCATTGTGTTCCTTGTGCATTTACACCATTAGCACCTAATCCTGATGCTCCAAAACCTCCTAATGCTCTTACATAAGCTTTAGCAACGTTTTGTGGAATGTAAATAAATAGATCTTCTTTTCCGTAGATTTTGCTCGGTATAGCATCAACTACTTTTCCTAATTCTGAGATTACGTTTGCAGCAGTTACAGTTCCTGCACTTACAGTTACTACATCACTATCTGAACCAAATAAAGTTACAAATCCATCAAACTCACCTGCATTACCATTTACTCCACCCCAGATTGTTTCTTCTGTTTTCTCTGCTACTTTTGCAGCAACGTGCGAAATTAAGAAATCTGAAAACTTAGGTGGCATATTATCGTAAGCTGAAATGCCCATAGCAATTGCTTCCCAGTCGTTTCTGTAATCTTTTTTACATAATTGTAGGTTTACTTGAAACTCTTCTGGCTGTAATATTCTTTCTGTTAAAGTAAGAGCATCAGCAGTTAAAGAGAAATCACAAGTAGCATCTGCAACGATACCACTAGATGCAACCTTTTTAATTACTTCTTTATACTTAATGTTAGGCTTTACAGTAATCCCTCCATTAGAAATTGTAGCACCACTCAAAAGTGCAGCAGCAATGTAATCTCCTGCAAATTCACCAGCATAAGTTGTTGTTAAGCTGTTTAATGAGTTATCTACATCTAAATTAATTTTTCTTGTACTCATTTTAATTATTGATTTTAATTGTTATTTATTTTTATTAATCATTGCAAGCACTCTATCCATAGTTGTCTGACTTCTATTTTGTGAATACAATACTTTTTTCTTTTCACTTACTACCTCTGGAGAATGCTTGATAGGCTCTGCCGCAGGCTGTGATAATTCTTCTACTACTTCTTCTGGTAATTCATTAGTCATTTCTTCTTTCTTGCCCATTGATTCTCTCATTTTCATTACCATTTCTTTTAGAGCTTCAAACTCTTCTTTTGTAGGGTACTTTTCTTCATTCATATCCTCTTTCTCTTCTTCTTCATCTTCCTTTTTATCTTCATATTCCTTTTTCTCGTAACCCAGATCAGCAATAATTCCCTCTTCTTCTATCTTCAGCATATCTCCTGATTCCATTTCATATTCTCCTACAGGTAGTGCTACCTTAGTATCTTCTGTAAGAATAAATACCTCATTGCCAGATGCAAACTCTTCAGCTTCTAATACTGTTCCATTCTCTAGCTTTAATTGTTCTAATCTAACCTCTTCGGATGGATTAATTACATCCTTGATTTTATTTAACATTTCTGTTGCTTTCATATTATTATATAAATTAAAAATTACTATTTTGCATTTTGTTTATTAAATTCTTCCAATACCTTGTGCGTGTAATGATCCATCGCAACAATCTATATGGTATCTATCATCCTTACATAAACAACCCTTTCTGCTTCCATAGGGGCTTGTTCTACTTGGTGTAACAAATTCTGTTACCTTTTTTTTAAATCTCTTAGTATGCACTTAATATATTTTTTATTTGATCTATTAAACCCTGTGCATTATCTTCTTTGCTTAATTCACTTTTAGGTTTATCCTTTGGTCTTTCCATTTTATCTGCAAAGTAACCCTCTATCGAGAAACCTTTTACCTTACCTGTTTTTACAAACTCTTGCCAGATCTTATCGTTATTTACTTTTACAGCACCCATCCAAGTACCCATCGGCACTTTCATATCATACTTTCTAGATTTGTCGTGGGTTTCATCCTCGACTATCCAACTTTCTACAAGTGTCAAACCATTCAAACTATGCTGATGTTCTAATGTTGTTTTATTTTGATTGCCTTTCATTAGATATAATTGTGATGCTTTCTGCACCGTATCTTTAGAAAAATATATGTAATATTCTTCTGCACCATTAGTTCTATAAATCGGTTTGTTAGGTATTAGCAAAGCACCTAATAATATTCTTTTCTCATTATCTACCTCTGCTAATTTAACCTCTTGTGATTTAAGAGCAATAAAATCTTCTTCTATCGCAGGATTCTCTACAACTGATATTGCTTCAATACCACCCAGTTCATCCATTTCATCTATTACTAATTCTATAACTTTCATAATTATATATAAATTAAATTTATTTTTTTTGCATTTTAATCTCCAATACTTGCTCCCTCTATGATGTTATTCTCTAAACTTTGTGCAGAGGTTACATCCTGACTTACAACAAAAGCTTGTACTGGTTGTTGTTCTTGCTCTGCTAGGCTTTGTGCTAATTGATTTTCTGGTGAAGCACCTACTATATTAAATGCAGGTGCAGCAGTACCTTGTGCTATGCTAGATGGCAATGCACCACCACCACCTTGTCCAGGTACTTTAACAGCCATTATATTTTTAACATTACCAATACCTGTAGATATAACCGTAAACATAGCAGCTATTCTTGCAAAAGTATTAGGTATTGTTTCATCTTTTAATGTTTTGTTTGCTGCTTCATAAGTATTCATTAAAGCACTAGCTATTGCAAAAGCTTTACCAACAGCAGTTTGTTTTCCTAACAAGTTGCTCATTGCTTGGGATGCATCTGCAAATATACTTAAAGCACTTTTCTTAGCTTCCTGTGTTTCTTCTTCTATCTCTACTTCTGTATTTTTATATTTTTTATTTATTTCCTCTAGTTTCTTTTTTTCTGCTTCATCTAACTCTGCAAGTAAAGGTGACATAATCCCATAATGCCGAATAATTTGTTGTCTTAGTTTAGCAAAATGTTCCTCATTCTTTCTAATTTCTTCTGCTTGTCTTTCTTCATCTGTGTCAATAAGTGCTTGTCTAATAGCTTCAATTTCAGATGCCTTTTGTTTTTCCCTTTTTATTTCGTTTGCATCTCTTTTAGCTTGTTCATTATCTTCTATCTGTGTTACACTATTTTCAAATCCTGCTAAAGTATTTTTTAAGGTGTTTAATTTGTTCTGTGTAGTTTCAATAGATTTGTCTGCTTCTTCCTCTACCTTTTCAGGATCAAATACTAATCCAGCTATACCACCAAACAAGCCCTCTCTTAATCCAAAATCCTTACCTAAAAATTTACCTATTTCATCTATAACTACTAACACTGCTGTTAATGGTGCTGACAATAAGGATAATATCCCTTGTAGTATATCTTTATTTCTTTGAGCAGTTTCTACCTGCGATTTTTTTATTTGTTCTTGTGTTTCTAATTGTGCTTCTAACTGTGATATAACCGCTTTAGTTTGAGCTATCTTTAAGCCTAATATTTCTTTCTCTGTCTTGCCTTGTTGCTTTAATATGTTTTCAGATCCCTCAATAGCTTTAAATCTTTTTTCTTCTTCTGCAACAGCATCAGTTTGTTTCTTTAAAAGATTAGTTGTTTCGCTACTTACACCAGAAACTAATTTTTTAATTTTATCAAAGTTTGCTATTAATAACCCAACAGCTACTACTATTGCGCCTATACCAGTTGCTATCAATGCTTTGCTAAAAACACTTACACCCCTAGCAGCACTTATAAATCCTAATCTAGTAAGCCTTAAAAGTTTTACACCTTTTCTTAATTGTCCAAAATATCCACCTGTTACCATATTAAGAGCAGCAGTATTTTGCCTACTCTTGATTAATTCTTTAGAAATAAAGCCTTGTCTTTTCTGAAAACTAATATCTGCTTTAGCTTCTTGCTTTTGTAGATTTAAATCTTTTAATGCTATTCTTTGTTCTCTTAGCGAATCACTAACCCTATCAATAGATGCTTGTACCTTTTGTCTTGCAGCTAACTGTGTTTTAGGAATATCTTCTTGAATCCTTTTTAATCTCAGCAGCTCTTCCTCTAACTCAATAGTTATTCTCTTTTGCTCTAATATAGTGTCTGTAAGTTCTTTAAAGGATTGCTCTGCTTGTTTCAGATCCCCTCTAATTCTAATTACTCTTTCTTCTGCCATCTTTAATTTGTTTAAGTGCTTCCTTTATATTTGTAGCTATTTTATATTTTCCCTTTGCTATTCTTATTTCTTCCGTTTCGTTTGTTGCAAACTTCAAACCCTCTAATATTGTTTTTATCATATCTTTACAATTAGTTCTAAATCACTTTTGTTTGTTAATAGATTTGTTTTAATACTATTAATTCTATATTCTTTTCCATTTATTACAAATATGTCATTTAGTTTATAATTAATTAATATTTTCTGGGGTAGATATGCTTTTAATTTTAGTAATCTGTTTTTTCTATTAAATATATTTTGTATGTATGTTTTATAATAATTCTCAAATAATGTACCTGTAAAATCTGATGTGCCTGTATATTCATTTGTCATTAAATCGAAGTTAATGTTTTGTGTTCCAGAACTGCTACTTATAAATAAACTATTAGATGGTATTATGTAATTCGATAAGCTGTCTGTTGATGATGCTGATTCTCGAAAAGAAATAGGATTAGAGGTGCTTGTTATTCTTATAGGATAAAAAAGTAAGGGTAAATCCTTATCAGGCTGTTGATCTTCGTTTACACTCCATCCCCATTGTATATCTGTTTTAGTTGCACCTGTCGTATCATTAATATCAAATAACCTTTCAAACATAAAATGTTCAAAGGGTATTTCTACTTTATAACTTCCACCATCTATTTTGTTATTTATATTATCCTGATTATATCTTAGTGTTCCCCACTCTTCATTATTTATTTCTTTATAAGCATTAGCTAGAAAACTTTTTAAACCTTTAAATCTAAATATTATTTCACTATAAGGCAAAGCTACATTTGATTGACTAGAGCTTACATCTACAAACTCTGTAATATTATAACTCGTGCCTGCTGAATTAAAAGCATCTAAAGTATTCACGAATATAGTTCCATCATCTTGTTCAAATGCAACAAGATTAAACATTTTAAATAAACCTGTTAAAAAATCTATAACTTTCATTTCAGGTATTTGCTCTGTAATTACAAAATCAAATGTGCTAAATGCTGTAAAAGGTGCAGCTTCAAATACTTGTGAACTTCCAAAAGTATCTCCAGAAACTATCCATCTACATTTTGTTAAAGCTTTATCTGCCGAATGTATTATACTTACAGTCCAATCCCCTGCTGCAAAAGTTTTACCGACACCTAACAGACCTGCTGATATACCTAACTCTTCTGCACTTATTGAAGTGTTTGCTGTTAATCCTGTTTCCTCCCTCCTTAATACTCCATCTTTATAAACCTTAACCCCATAAGCTACACCATCAGTTGATTCAATAATAAGATCCATATCAGCATCACCAATTGATCCGTCATTTTGTTCATCCCATTCAGAAGTAATTCTTAGTGTAGAATTATCAATCATATTTGCAAGGTCACTACCACTTGTAGGTGTCCAATTATCTACAGGTGTTTCCAATAACTGTACCTCTGTTCCTGTGCTTACAGTTTGTGTAGGTGCGCCTGACTTTCTGTGTAACCACATAAATAAACTATTATATGGTGCATTACTTGCTGTAAAAAAATCATTAGAGAAAGTTATTCCATATTTACTTTCTATTGCTTCTACTATTTTTCTAACTCTTATGGCGTATTTAAGTTGATTCCAAATTACACCTCTATTATGTCCTGTACGGTGATATAAGTTAAATGTGTCTTGTGAAGAGGTATCTCCTCCATCATAATACAATCTATCTGTATGAGTTATTAAAGGGGCGATCACATCTGTTAGGCTTGGTATTGCTGTAAGCTTTGATTTTATATTTGCTGAGTTCCAAACTATGTTGCTAGAATTTAAAGCTGTAAGTGTATTTAATTTATCTTCACCTATTAAATCTTTTAGATCTACAGTATTGCCAAAGAAAACTATTTTATAAGTATGTGCTTTGTTAAACTTTAAACTTACATTGTTTAATTTTATTTTACCTTTTTTATAATCTACTCCATTTAATTTTATTAAAGCATCTTTTTTAATTCTTGCATCAAATCCATTGTCTATATCAAAATTATAATAATGTTTAAAGATCTTATTGTTTAATCTACTTGCAGGTAATGAGAATTGTTGTGAGAATGCAGTAAATATTTTTTTAATATCTCTTACATTTTTAAGAGTATCTGTTACTGTAATAGATTCATCTTTAAACAAATCTACTCTTTGTCCCTCAATATATAGTTCAAGGTTTTGCATTAACGAATGTTGTTTATAGTTTGGAAAGCAAATTCTACTTCAACAGTATAATCGATTAACTTGTCATTAACATTGGTTTTGTATCCTAAATTGCTAGATGTTATATGCACAGGCAAATTATTGCCCTCATAATCTATCCATACCATCTCACTTAGCATAAGTTCTTTAAATATAGTATTATTTTCTTCTGGATAATATCCACTATTTAAAACAAGCTTTTGTGTAGCATTTTTACTCAGAATTTTTTTCTGATGGCTATATGTATTATAGCTACCATCTACAACTATATTGCTTTTATAAGTTTCTTCTGTTGTGTTGATAGATAGATTAGATCTTTTAAACATCCAGAAATCTTGTAATGCTCCATACTTATTTACAAATACTAATTTATAAGGCTGATACTTACACTCTTCTATATTTGTAACACGCAGTTTTGTAACACCCTCTGTTCCATCAACAAACACCTCATCTACTCCATAAATGCCAAACTCCCCTAAAAAGCTTTCTAAACAGAAACTATCTTCAAATGTTCCACCATCTTCCAATACTCTATCTTCATAACCATCTGCACCTGCTTGTGATTCATTCGTTATGTATTCTATTCTCAGTTTGCTATCCGTTACATCTGCTACAAGATCTGTATATATTTCTTTACCCTTATAAAAAAAACTTACACTAGTCGTATTATTAGGGTCAACAGGTATTCTTAGTGGTGCATCATCAGGTTTTAATATAGTTGTGTTACTAATTAACAAGCCCTCTAATAAAGTAGGATTTACACCATCTTCAAAATATCCATAGGCATCATAAGCTATATTTCCTAATACTGCTGTGTCAGGAGTTTGTGCTGTTCCTGAAATGCTTTTTGTTATCCTGTAATCTACATTAATAGTTGAATATAAATCTGTTGTTGTATATTCCCCATCAAAGCCTGTTGTTAAATAATCCCTTATTAATTCGCTAACTTCAAAAGATACTTTTGCGTTATATGCAGTTGATGTTAATGAATATGTTATACTACCTCCCCAACTGCCACTTGCAGTTCCAGTATATATGTAAAGCTCTAATTTTGCTGATGTTAAATTAGTAGCACTTACATTTATAAAGTATGGGCTTCTTACATTTATCTTAGCCATTTAAATTTATTTCTTGGTTTTTAATATCATCATATATCTGTCCTTCTAGATCTATTGCATACGCTTTTAGTATATCATCTGGTAAATACTTCATAACTTGGTTTAAAGCCTTTGTTAAAAACATACTGGGCGCAATACCTCTAAACCAAATACTTCTGACTATTAAATGTTGTAATGATTTTTGTGTGATAAACCTACCTGTGTTTTTATCTCTGCCTTTTATACCTCTTCGCTTTATCCATTTCTCTATACCCTCTGTTAGTCCACCTTTTCTTCCTGTGCCTGATCCAAATCTATATGGGCTGTTGGGTGCTTTGTTGCCACTCCCAGTTCCTTGCACCCCTTGATCTATAAACTTAGCATAGTCCTTTGCGAATATGCTCAGATCAAAACTACCTACCCCTGTTTTTACTTCTTTCTTAATACTGTTATAAAGTGCACCAGACACTATTCTCCCATCCTCTTTCAAGTTTGCCTTGCTTTGATTAACTAAAAACTTAGCATAACCATTTAGAATCTTTTTTAATTCTTTAGGATCTTTTAACATATCGTAATATCATTGTGTATTAATATATCAAAGCTACTTGCCCATCCTGCTAACCTATTTTCAAACCTTTCATAAAAGGGCTCACAAGTTGCTATGCCATCTAATTGATATAAATCAGTATGTAATGTTCCACCCCTTAATACACCTATCAATTTATTTACTACACCTAGCTGTGTGTTTAATATATCGTGTTCATTATTGTTGCCTACAAACTTATCTGCACCCTCTGCTTTACTTTCATCAACAATATCCATTGTAAGTATTGTTACATTAAATCTTAACACTTGATCTTCCTGTGATACAGTATTTATAATAATATGTGCTAACGGAAATATAGTTTGCTTGTTTAGATCTACATCTGTAATATCTCCTGTGGTTACTGTGTTACAATTAACATCCGATAATAACTGCTCTTCTATTTTAGTTAATACTAAATAAAAACCTCTTATACCTTTATGGCTCATCTTTTATATGTTTTGTTATTATATACTGCTATTCTAAATAATATAATTAATAGGATTATAGAATATATATTTAGGTGAGGCTCACCACATAATCCTAATAGGTGCTTAATTGTATCAATCATTTAAAACTTTTTTTTATTAATCTTTGCTCTATCTCTTGTTTCTCTTTTTCAAATGTGAGATAGTATAAACATTTGTGTATATTTAATTTAGTGATATTTTCAAATCTTGTAATGTCTCCTTTAGCGAGTGCATAAATGGAGTTATACCATCCATATTTGCGAGTAAAATTTGTTGCTCCATCGAGTTGTCCTTGTCCACTTTCTGAATATAGTTGGTCATAACTTTGCATAAGTCTATCCCTAAATTGTAAAAAAAAACAATCGAACTAAACACTACGTCTAAAGGCATATAATTATATATCTCAAAGTTACCAGGCTGATAATCTTCTATGATATATTTATCACCTTTCTTTAATGTAATGGGTCTATATAATACAGCCATAGCCTTTTCAATATCATCCCACTTCCCTATGTAAGTATCCAGATCTACATACTCACCAAAAGTCATATCATCAAGATTAGGTATAAACCCATATTCAATCCCATCTAATTTAAATTTATTTATTAGTGTCTGCTTTGTTTCTAGTATCTCAAATATCTGAGCAGTTATGTTAGATATATCACTAGCCCTCATTCGCATTACACTTGTATAAGGTATGTTGCAGAATATCTTTATTGTTTCAATTTGTAGCTTTGTATCATCTAATTCACCCAGTTGCATAAACTTCTTATATTGCCCTAAGGTTATGTCATTTAATCTTGTCGGTACTGTTATGCTAGTTTTCATATTAATATATAAACTTTTTTAAATTATTTTTGTTACTAATTAATTGTATATCTTCCAAAGTTAGGTCTGCTTAATATACTATAAGTCGCATATCTTACAGCGTCTATTATGTGATTGTTCTTATCTTCTGGAATATTTGTTAGCTTTCCACTCTTGTCCTCTTTCCATTTATAATTTCTAAACTCCTGAATTGCATTGTTGCTTGTTGTTGTTATAAATAGTTTATATCTCTTTAATAGATCAATACCTGCATTTATACTATCCCTACCCTTTAAGCTTGGTCTTATATTCCAACCCATTCTTCTTAACTCTTCTATTAATCTAGGCTCACTACTATCCATATACAACTGATTTCTTGCAACCCCTACTTCTTTAAATGTGTTGTGTAGATCTTTAGTGGTCATTTGTGTTCTGTATAAATGTTCTTTAATATAAAGATTATAATCTAAACTATAGACACTTACAAGTGTAGAGGGATCATTAGAGTATCCTGCATCTGCACCATAGGCTATAAACTTAGCATCTTCTGGTATTTGTGAGCATTCATAATAATTAAATATAGTTGCTTTGCTTATACCTTTTAAACCTAATCCATATATCTGCCAGTATTGTTCATCTGTTTCTTTTAATCTTTCTATCTCTGATTTAATGCTTTGTTCTAAAAAGGGATTATCTAAATAAGTTGTTCTGAAGAAATCACAATCTTCTCTAGGTATTACTTTGTCGTATATCCAATGGTATTCATCACTTGGATTATAGTCAATTATTATCTTTCCATCTGTTCTAAATATAAGTTGCTGCCAATCTTCCCAATTTAGTTCGTTGGCTTCATTAATGAATAATAGATTTCTTTTCCTACCCCTAACCTTTTGTGGCATATCCAGGCTAATAAACTCTACAAGATTATTAAACAGCTTGTATTCACTATTAGATTTATTATGATTCTCTTCTTGATATATATTAAGTTTGCGAAGTATGTCTAAGAAGTCACGCATTACGGATGCTCTTAAACTAGGAAATGCTTTTCTGCAGATTGTTATTGTTTTGTTCTGATTACTAGCACAATATTGCAAGATAATCCATAACAATATATTATATGTTTTACCAGATCTTGTTCCACCCTGTTCTACAACTATTTTTTTGTTGCTGTTTACTAGGTGTTTATAAACTTTGTTTGTCTGTATCTTCTGTCTTATCAATTATCTCTACTTGAAAATTGTTAGGCATTCCATCAGCACCTGTTATCTCCTGTCTTTCTACATATCCTCTTTTCTTTCCTTTTGTTTTCAAATAAAATATAGTTGCACTTGTTGAGTTCTCTGCTATTTGTCTGTGTAATTGTGATTCAGCAAAATCTAAAGCAACATTCTGTAAATCATCTACTTGTTTTTTAAACTCTGGATCTGTGTTATACCAATCATAATAAGTAGTTCTTCCTATTCCTACTTTCTTACAAGCAGTTGTAACAACTCCCAGAGATTTTTCCAATGCATCTAATAATGCTTTTTTATGCTGTTCGGTTTTGTTCATTTTCAATACTATCTTTATAATCTTTTGCTTCTTTTTTTCTTTGTCGTAATGAATCTAAATGATCAGGATCTAATCGATTAGCTTCACGCACCATTTTCTTTTCTCTTATTCGGTCAATCTCTTCTTCTATTGTGTTGCATTGCCACATTCTTTCTAGTGAATAATAAACAACACTATACCTATAAGCCTTATTGTTTTTATATTCAATAGGGCTAACTCCGTGTAGTAAATCTTGTCCATCAAATATTGTTAATGAATTATCTGCCACCTCTAATGATATGTCTAGTTCTGGTATAACCAAATGTCCACCTTGCACATCTCCTTTAAACACAACCATATTGCTGTAAACATTTTTAAAGTTACCTGAATCATAATGATATTTCAGTTGATTATTTTTGTTTACTATACCACTAGTAAATACACTGTTTTTAATTACCCATTGATCTTTTACTTTATCTTTTAATTTATTTTTGTGTTCGTAATATGTATCAGGAAAAAACTCGTGACAATATTTTGATACTTCTTCTGCAAATCTGCTGATAACATAATGTTGTTTAGGATGCGAAGTACCCATTGCACTTGCACTACAATAATCGTGTTTGTTTTCTTGTCTTGGGTTGTAGCCAAATACTGCACTTGTGTTGACTAATCCGTGTGTTCTTTTTCCTGTTCCGTATTTAATATTCTTGACAGCCCATCTTACATCATTTGGTTTCTTTGGCAAAATTCTGTAAAGCAAAATAGGTTTATCGTTGTGATATATGATTACATCATCTTTAATATGTCTGCTTACATCTGATAACATCGCTGTTCTTCTTATGTAATCTTTTTTGTCAATCGGTTTTCTATCTACATCTATTCTTTTCATCGCATATCTTTTAATCTTAATTCAGCATTACCTGTTGTTTTTCTAATATACATTTTACAAAATTCAGGGAACATACTTTGTATTTGATATATAGAATCATATACATATTGTTTTGTTCTAATCTCTTGTAGCCCTCCTTCTTCTTTGTAATAGTTTGATTTAACTGTTAAGTAATCTAATCTTACAAGCCTTTTATTTTTTATGTATTGCCTAATGCTGTATTCATAATCTTCTCCGTGATTTGTAACACGATCTAAAAATTTATCGTGATCTACAATAACACCAAACATTGAAGCAATAATATAACACAGCTTAGTGTATATTCTATTCTTCATAAAATAGGGATTACCTGCTGCATAAATACCAAAGGTTTTAGCATTGATTTGCTCACAAGCATTAAATCCTTTATAAAATACTTCTTTTTCTAAATCCTCAACATCTATTAACTTATTCTTTTTTTTTCTTTGCACCTTTTCTATATCATCATCAAACATCATCAGCCTTGTTCCCTCTTGATAATACTTCTCAATAAAGTTTCTTTGTTTGCCAATAGTGGGCACACCTACAACAATTTTATAATCTTCCTCAAGGCTTTCTTTATATGTTTTTTCTTCTTCTTTATCTGCTACAAAAATTGTAATTAGATTTTTGCTGATATTATAATCAGATAATAGCTTTAATGTTTTCTTTTTTATTGTTTCTGGTCGCTTATATGATGGTATTGCGATTTTATAATCCATATTTATTAATTAAAAATTTAAATGCCTGTGTGTTGTCCGTAAGGCTTTCCTTTTGCCTTATTGTTTCTAAATCTTTAACTGCTTTTTCATACTCATCTGCATTAAAATATAAAGTTATCTGTTTAACCTTTGCGTTTATATAGGTATCTAATTCCTGGTCGAATATATCTTTGTCAAGTTCAGGCTCCTCGTCCTCATCAAAATATATTCTAGGAAGATCTAATCCCCATTCCTTTAATTCATTTAACTCCCATTCGTTTGCCAATACATCCCAGTCCCATTCTCCAAAGCTACTGTTATCTTTA